GGGTGGAGTAGCAAAATGCACAGAAAAAAGATTAGTGAAAGAAGGATTATTAGATTCCTTCTTAAAGAATCCCATGAACTCCTGTAAAGAGCTATATCTTGCTGATTCGGGTCTTGGAATTGCCATTAGACTTTGAGTTCCTTTTCTGTGATTAACATAAACTCCCATCCATTATCAATACAAAACTCTGTTGCTGCTTTCCATTTTGCTTGGTTCACTGCATATGTCACAACTTCATTAATATATCGTTTTGTGTTTCTTTTTTGTGTTTTGGGTTCTTTAGTTTGTTTGTATGGTTTGACTTCAACTAGATATCTTTTGTTTCCAATTTTTACATAAAAATCAGGAAAGTATCTATGTCTTTTACCATCAACAGGAGAAACATATGGAATGATAATCTCCTCACTACCCCACTCTACAACAGAAGGGGTAATGTCACACCATTTCATGAATTTGTATTCCCAAGATGACCTATAAATAACGTTATTAGGGTCTCCCTTATACTTCCTTGGAAAGGAAGGACGGTACTTGCCTTGATATCTCATAAATACATAAAGGTCACATAGTATTTAGGTGTTAAATTGGCAATTCTACGTTACCCCCTAGAACCTCCAGTACCAGGAAATAAATCAGACAATGCTCTGTTAGGGGAAACTGGTGCAATTGACTATGTTTGTTTCCAGAGACAGAGAATTGCATATAGTGACAAATCAGGAACTAAGTATTATGGAAGATCTTTTCCAGATACTAACAGAATTGAATTAAACCGCGATGATAATCGTGTTTATATTGCAATGCCAAAATCATTATCAACAACATATCAACCTCAATACAGACAGGTTGATGTAGGTGCTCTCGGTATTGCTACGCTTTCTGCTATGGGTGGTGATATGACTACCAAGGCTATCACTGAAGCAGTTCAGGGTGCTGCAGCTGCAGGTTTACCAGAATTTGCTACTGGTGCATTAGCAACAGCAATTAGCGGATTTAACCAGTTAGGTGGTCTGCAAGGCAATCTTGATGCCAGCTCTATTCAGGCATTGACTAGAGGAAGAGTGTTCAACCCATTCAAAGAACAAGTGTTCAACTCGATGGCATTTAGAACACACACATTTTCATTCAAACTATTTTCTCGTAGTATGGATGAAGCGAAAGAAATTAGACAAATTATTGACTATTTCAAAGTAGGTGCCACACCAAGAGTTACTGGAACAGACAACTTTGACTTTGAAACGGACAAAAAAGATGCAAAACCGATTAGTGATATCTACTCTAACTCTGATGCAAAGTTAGCAGCACAAAATAGATACTTTGAAGTTCCAGATTCTTTTGAAATCAAATTCATTCGCGTCAATCCAAATGGAACAGCAGAAGAAAGTACAGATTCATTCTTACACTTTAAAATACATCCCTCAGTTTGCACCCAGATTAATGTAAATTATACTCCAGATGGTCAGTATACATCATTTAAACAACTTTCCAGTCAAGGAGGTTCATCTGACTTAATGGTTCACGTTCCTGCAATCGAACTTTCATTACAGTTTTCCGAGACAAAACTTATTACACAAGAAGACGCACTAAGAGGATTCTAATGGGATACTTTTCAAATCTACCGAATATTTACGTAGGAGAAGGTGTATCAGATGATGAAACCTTCAAGTATCGTCTTGTAAAGAATATTTTTAGACGAGTTAAGGCAAGAGATGATTTAAACAGATATACAACCTTATTTGAATCTTACTCAATTAGACCTGACGAATCTCCTTCAAGTCTAGCATATAGAGTATATGGAGACCCAGAATTAGACTGGTGTATTCTTTTAGTTAATAATATTATTGATGTTTATGACGAATGGCCAAAATCTGAAGACGAATTACAAACTTACATCAATACAGTATATGCTGACCCAGATGCTGTACACCATTACGAAACTCAAGAAGTTTTATACAATGGCATAGTTCTCTACAAAGAGGGTATTGAAGTAACTGAAGATTTCCGTGTTGTTATGCCAGATGGTGTAACACTATCTAAAGAATCATCAGTTTATCCCGTTTCTAACTATGAGCATGAAACATTCTTGAACGAGCAAAAAAGGATTATCGTCTTACCAAAGACAGCGATGATTGATTTAATGGTATCAGAATTTCCAGACCTTGTTGCATATGAAACTAATGTTGAATTGGATTCTTTAGGTAATAAGAAAACTCCTATCGATCTATCTTCTAAGTTTATTAGTAATACTGGAGGATATTCTACTGGTAGTGCATCGCGTACAAGTGATATTGGACCAGTAACTTCCTTTGACTATGGTCCAACAAATAGTGCAACCACCACAACAGCAGGAGTAGTTACAAGCACTTCCACTACAACTACTAGTTCTTCAAGTTCTAGCAGCAGTTCGAGTTCTTCAGGTAGTTCTGGTTCTTCTGGCGGGTCTGGATACTAAAAAACCCTAGAAACCCAAAATTTGGCGGGAAAATTTTCCGCCGATCCTGGGAATCAAGGGTCGATTTAGGTTAGGGGGGTCACCCTCCATCAATTTGACATCCAACCATGGCACCACCTACGATGCCAAGAGGAATTGCCCAGTAGCGTCCATCACCTCGGGAAGCAGCAGCACCAAGACCACCGCCAGCAATACCTCCAAGAATAGAACCTTCAATGCAGGAATTACTGTCTTCTTGATGCGGTTTTTGCGGAGCGTGATGATGACGTTCACAAGGAACTTTAACTCGCTCTCGGTATGACTTTACATATCCAGGAGAGTTACTCGTGCCAGGAACATACTCTTCACGATATTCATTCCGATAACACTTTTCCTCACGAGCATAACCTCTCTGGGATTCGTATGCTAACCGATTGCTTCGGTCACCAATGCTCTCTGCACTAACAGGCATTGCAACCAGCAGCACCGAAGCAGCGAGCAACTTCGCTTTGAGAGCTGCTCTACGCTTCTTTGCTTGGCGCAGTGCTTGAGGTTTCAAGGTACGCTTTGCTTCTTTTTTAGAATGGTGTTGCCAGTTTGGTAGTTTCATCGTCCGAATTTGCGATCCATCCGTAGTTTAACATAATACATACCGATGACCCAGAGGGAGAACAGTGCTCCCTCAGCATATGTCATGGTGTTCCAAGCATGAACTGCTTCACCCATCAGTCTTCCTCAGCAAGGCGAGCAAAGTAGGACATGGTATCCTCTTCATCCTCTACAGGAGAAGAAGCGACTGCTTTCTCTCGGAAGTCGGAAACTTCTTTGCCCCAGGACTCGGAAGGCATGGGTTTCGCAAACACTTCCTCTTCCTCTTCGTTAACGACAGGGGCAGAACCAGTCTTACCAAGCACCAGGTTCAGGCGTGCTTGCAGTTGCTCATAGGACTTGAAGTTCTTGGCATCTTCAAACTCTGCGAGAGAGTATGATTGATTCCAGATTGCTTCGAGTTTGTCATCATCAAACCCACCCAGAGTTCCAGGTGCAGCGAACTCAGACTTGTCGTAGTTCCAATAACCTTCGACCTTGCGAATCTTCAGTTTGAAGTCAGCACCCTTCCAGAAGTTGAAGGGGTCGATAGGAGTCTCGTCTGCAAATGCAGGTTGCATTGCTTCGGTCAGTTTGTCAAAGATTTTCTTGCCAAACTTGTACAGGAAGACGCGACCTTCGTTCTCAGGATGTGCAGGGTCTTGCACAACGTAGATGTTAGCGTAGTAGGACAGTTTGCGCTTCTGAGCACGAGCAATCTCCTTGTCAGAATCACGACCACTGTTCCACAGTTCGCGGTTCAGTTCGCCCACAGGGTCATCCTTACCGAGAGTAGTCAGAGAGTTCTCGATGTACCATTGTCCACCAGGACCCTTGAAGGCATGACTCCAGACCTTTGCCCAAGGCATTTCCTCCCCATCGGGAGCAGGCAGGAATCGAATAACAGCATAACCATTGCCAGACTTGTCCATTTCAGGTTTCCAGAAACGTTCGTCGGCAGAAGAACCAGCAGCAGGTTGGTTCAGTTTCTCAATCTCTCGCGTCAGTTTGGCGAAAGTGTTACCAGCGGCAGACGCTTTTTTGAGAGATGCAAAAGACATAATCGTATTCTCCGTATTAGTTGTGTGTAGTTGTATTGGTTGACTACCCTGTAAGGATAGCACATTATTTAGTCGCGGTCAAGTTCCTGTTGTGCCGCTTTTTCAAGTGTCTCCACCATGGCATCCATGCACTCTACCAGAGTTTGATATCCAAAAGCATTAGACAAAGCATTGATGCGTGTTTTCATATCTGCTGCCTCTGGGTCGTCATATGACGCCAGACAAAGACGACCATAAAATGTTTTCTGTTTATCAATTAAATGCTTACACCGTTCAATGTGGTCTAACTTTTCTTCTTTAGACATCGTAGTTAATTGAGATGTCATCGATGCAACTTCCTGATAAGTATCAAAAATGTCTTGCATGTTCTTTTGAACTTGTTCTGACTTGAAAAAACTCATAGCTTTGTCCTTATAACTGTTAATATCTCACCCCTGTACTTGCTACAGTCCACCTTTAAAAACGGTTTGTATTTCAATACCCTCTTCCGAACATCTTTCCAGATAGGGTCCGATAATTTCTTGTCAAACTGTCCAATATATCCTAAACAAGTCTCAAATACAACGAGTGTTTCTAATGTTATCTCTCCCGAAAGATAATGTCTGAGGAGAGGGGGGTGCTGACCATCCTTTACTTCAAAGATTTTATCGAACTTATCTTGGTAAGGTGCTTCAAAGTGTGTGAGCAGGAGGTCTACGTCCTGTCTAAATTTATAAGAGAAGGACTCTTTATTTACCTTCCATCGTTCGTAATTACCGTCAGAGAACGATTTGATATATCCTTTAGGGTCTAACATAAAGTTAGCGACGAAGTAATCCAGGATTTTAGACCCCTCATACTTCGTCGCTAATTTCTTGAAGAAATAACGGTCACGCCTTTCCTCAAATGATTTTTCAGAGGCACTGACTTTGCCTCTGTATTTAACATAATCATAATTATCTCTAGTGAAGTGATTCTTCAATGCGA